TGAGCGAGAATTAAATAAATCGATTAGTTATTTTATGATTATTGGTAAGAATACTGACAAAATTGTAGAAGGCGCTGTAAAAACATATCGCATTAAATTCAATACTTATCCACAATATATCACCAAAAGAATAATTAATGATAATGTGAAAATATGGTTGCCAGTAAAATGGGAATAATTATCTTGATTCTGAAGTATGGGGTTATCATTGCAATTGGGTTATTTATTGTTGCGATGGTGTGGAATATTATTGATACGGTTATCAAATATGAGGATGGCACTTTGAGTGATGATTTATGAATGATAATCAAGGCAAAGAATTGGATGAATTGATTAGTCGGATGTTGCTTATTTTGAATATTCCGCAAATTGAACAGTTTATTGGGCATTGTGAAGTTGTAGCAAAGCATGGATTTGGAAAAGCTACGATTACATGGAGGGATGGAAAGGTAGATTTGATTATGCATGAGGCGAGTGATAAGGCAGAAGAATGAAAAAGTATCCGTGTCAATCCAAATTTATATTCTTTGAATGTTAGTGTATATTGGATTCAAAAATCTGCAGTTTAGAAGGTGAGTTGCAGGGATTATAGCACTTTTTTGATATTTGCAAGCTATAGATAGTTATGTTAGGAAGAATGTTGCAGTTAAAGTTATAGTTGGGCGGCTTCGCCAAGAAAGGAAAATGACATGGAAAAAATTTATTCAGTCAATATGCTGATTGCGTTGTTTACGGATTTCAGGGAGGATGGTTTCTGCACACTTAGCGAATCGGAGGTGCTAGAAGCCCTGAAATCTTTGAATGCCGCCCAACACCGTTTGCAGGCGGATGGCGGCAATGCTGTGCCAGTCCAGCAATCATCCCTACAGCAGGCAAGCGCGTAAGAGCCGCCTCCGCTGAAACCAACCGTTAGCCCGCTGTATTATAATCAGCGTAAGGAGAAAAACGAATATGAATGATGTTGTTGCGTACTACGAAAAAGAAAAAGCCGAAAAGCAAAAATGGCTTGATGAAAATAAAGAACTTGAAGGAACTACAATTTATCAATGCGTTTTACTCGGCATTGCGATTTACGATGTTGGTATCGCTATGGCTAAAGCTTTTGCCGAAGCGGTGGCGCGGGCTAACAATGCATTCACCCGACATGGGCGGGCGTAGGTAATTTTTGGACGAGTGCAATCCGCCCATGCGGGTAACGCTCGCCGTTGGGCGGCAAGCCCAGAAAGAAAATACCATGACTGATTTTGAAAAACTACAGTATGCATGGGCACGTCTTGGACTTGCTCGAATGATGGGGGATAAAGCGAAAGAATGAAAAAGGGTACTTGACAAAATGATTAATTGATGTAATATTAATTTAGGTCGCAGAATGCGAAGAACGCCGGGCCTTTATTCGGGCTCGGTTTTTCTATTTAAGGAGGATAATATGGATGCAGATGGATTATCTCTGATTGCGGGGGCGATATTGTCACTAATCTTTTCGTACGTTCCGGGATTAAATTCAAAGTTTGCCAACCTGCAGACAGAATATAAGCGATTGATTATGCTTGGTTTGGTTGTTCTTACAGCCGGCGGAATCTATGGCTTGTCTTGCTGGGGATTTGGAGCGGATATTGGAATTTCAGTAAGTTGTGATAAGGCAGGATTATTTGGGCTGCTGAGGATTGTAATTTTGAGCGCGGTGGCAAATCAAGGTACATACGGGTTGACAAAGTCTTAATGGATATGGATTGGACACAGATCGCTATACAGCTACCAATTGTGGCAGCATTTGTATGGTATAGCCTTGAATTACAGAAGCGCTATCAAGAGTCGATGTCTAAACGTGATGAAGCATATTTAGCGGCGCTTGACAGAATAGCTGACAAATTAGAAGAATATGATAGGCATTTTACTGAAGCAAAAGTGAAAAGGCAATTTAATAAAACAACATGAATGTGATTATTCGATTGCCATTTGATGGGACATATCCAATTACGCAACGCTTCGGCGAAAATCCTGAAGTCTATTCCCAATTCGGCAAACCAGGGCATAATGGGATAGATTGGGGGATGCCGAATGGCACTCCAATTTTGGCTGCTGCAGATGGAAAGGTTACGAAGATTGGTAATGATCCAAATGGATATGGAAGATACATACTACTCCAACATAATGGATATCAAACCTTATACGCCCATTTGCAAGATGTGAAAGTCTCAGTTATCGAGCCAATTCATGAAGGTGATGTAATAGGAATTTCAGATAATACTGGATTCTCAACGGGAGCGCATTTACATTTCGAATTACGTATTCCTGGTTCTCCAGGCTCTTATAATGCTGGAGAGGTTGATCCATTGCCTTATTTGCAAAGTCAATCTGATAATGCATCAATGGATCAATTAGCGTTGGAATATGTCAGGTTGGCAAGAGGAAATGATTATGTGAATGTCCGCACGGGTCCGGGTATCGAATATCCGATTGCTGGTAAATTATTACCAGAAGATGAACCAAAGCGTGTAATGGATATAGATGGGAAATGGATTTGTATTTTGAAATGGCAGGGGGTTAGTTTGTGGGCATATTGGGATTATTTGGAGGCTGTAAATGCCCCATCGCTCACCTAAACCTTGTAGAGTTGCTGGTTGTCCTGAACTTGTCTATGATGATGAATTATATTGTATTCATCATCGATCATTGAAATATCAAGACAATCGTGAAAGCGCAGCACGGCGGGGATATGATTATAACTGGAAGAAGCTAAGGCAGATGGTACTGGCGGGTAATCCATTATGCTCCGATCCGTTTGGAATACATGATTATCCAGTAATTGCAACGGAAGTAGATCATATTATTCCATTGTCAAATGGTGGAAAGAATGAAATTAATAATCTTCAACCACTCTGTAAGTCATGTCATAGTAAAAAGACAATGATAGATAGGGTAGGGGATAGAAAATTTCTAATACCTCCAAAATTGAGACCGAGCGGGCAGTCAAAAAATCATGACCGCGAAATGGAGGACAGGGGATAATGGCAGGAAGACCACCTAAACCAACTGCTCTAAAGAAGCTCGCTGGCAATCCTGGCAAGCGTAAGCTCAATGATAAAGAGCCGAAGTTTGAGTTGGATATACCGATGCCGCCGAAACATTTGGATAGAGTGGCGAGGGCGGAATGGCGCAGAGTGGCGCAGGAGCTTTACGATGCGGGATTGTTGTCACGGGTGGATAGGGCGGCACTGGCTGCTTATTGCCAGGCATGGAGCACGTGGGTGGAGGCGGTGAAGAGGCTGCGAGTTGAGGGGCAGGTGATTGTATCCGATAAGGGGTATGTATACCAGCATCCGTTGGTGGCGATACGGGATAAGGCGGTGGAGCAGATGAGGCGGTTTATGACGGAGTTTGGGATGACGCCAAGCAGCCGCAGCAGGGTGAAAGTAGATAAGCCGGAAGATGTCGATGAGTTGGAGCGCATATTGTTTGGGCAAGATGTGAAGGTTGCCAAGGATGGATGAGCGCGAGGTCATGCAGTACGTGGATGGCGTGTTAGACGGAAAGATTGCAGCGGGTAAGTGGGAGCAACTGGCTTGCCAGCGATATGTTGCTGATTTGGAGTCTGGCAGGGAGAGGGGGTTGAAGTTGGATCGCGACCGGGCGGATTTGGCGTTGAAGTTTTTTAGCCTGGTCAAGCACAGCAAGGGAGAATGGGCAGGGCAGACGTTTCGGCTCGAGCCGTGGCAGCAATTTATTGTTTGGAATTTGTTTGGATGGCAAAGAGAGGATGGTACGAGGCGCTTTCGGTGGGGGTATAACGAGGTGGCGCGCAAGAATGGGAAGAGTACGCTTGCGGCGGGAGTTGGACTTTATCTGCTAACGGCGGATGGAGAACCTGGTGCAGAGGTTTACAGTGCGGCAACGAAGCTAGATCAGGCGCGAATTACGCACAGTGAGGCGACGCGCATGGTTAAAGCAAGCCCAGCGCTGAGAAAACGAGTGCGAGTATTCCGAGATAACCTGCATGTGGAGAGTACGGAAAGCAAATTTGAGCCACTTGGTAGAGATACGGACAGCATGGACGGGCTCAATGTGCATGGGGCGATCATCGATGAGCTGCACGCGCATAAAACAAGGGATTTGGTTGATATTTTGGAGACGGCGCAAAGCGCGCGGCGGAATCCATTGCAATTTGAGATCACCACGGCTGGATATGACCGAGAATCGATTTGCTGGGAGCATCATGAGTACACGGAGAAGGTTTTGAGCGGGGTTGTTCAGGATGATCGCTGGTTTGGAATCATCTATACGATTGATGCGGATGATGATTGGCAGGATGAAGCGACTTGGCGCAAGGCTAATCCGAACCTGGGGATAAGCAAAAAGGTTGAATATATGCGCCAGCAGGCACAACGGGCGAGGGAAATTCCGAGCCAGCTTAATGCTTTTTTGCGCCTTGACCTGGATGTGTGGACGCAAAGTGAGACGAAATGGGTCAATCTCGAGCATTGGAAATTGTGCGGCGAGGCGGTGGATGCGAATGGATTGCGTGGACGCAGGTGTTATGGCGGGTTGGATTTATCTTCGACTACGGATGTGAGTGCATTTATTCTGGTGTTTCCGCCGGATGAGGTTGGAGATGCTTATAAGGTATTATGCCGGTTTTGGATACCGGAAGAATCGATGCATGAGCGCAGCCATCGTGACCGAGTGCCGTATGATGCATGGGTACGGCAGGGATACATGGTGGCAACGCCGGGCAATGTGATTGATTACGACTATATTCTGGCGCAGATTGATGAAGATGCGCAGATATATGATTTGCAAGAGATTGCGTTTGACCGCTGGGGAGCGACAAAGATTGT